TAATTGGATTAAAGTACCAGAATCATGTGATGCTACAGCTGTTAAAGAGAACAGAGGTGACACATTTATTGTGATGCGTTATGATGATTGGTTAGATATGTTAAATCTTATAGACAAAGAATAGTAATGTATGTAATTGGTAATACTATACTTGGAATCAAGTGTGGAAAAGATAAAACTGAATATGGAGAACATATATGTTTTATAATATTTATGTTCCCACTTAAGATAATATTTTTAGTTGATAATGAATTTACCGATTTTAGAATAGAATTATTTAATAAAATAAGTTTTTCTATATCATTACAAATTAAGAAGTCTGACTAGGTAGTTTGGCAAGGGAAGATAATACCTCTGAAGTAGTGTATTTGGATGTGCTTGGTTTACTTAAACCTATACGCCTCCTAGCACTTTTTATCCAGCTTGATGGGTAAAGAGCTAAATAGTGCCTAAGTACATCCACTCCCCTTCCATCTCTTAATGCTGGTAATATCTTATTTTTTAATCTTCCATATTCTGTACTCCACTGGTAATCAGTGTATCTAAGAACATCTTCTGTATTCTCAGCATAATTTACATTACCTAACATTACTCTTGTTAAAGGATCATCCATATCAACAAGACCTTTGGCTATTGAGAAGTATTTGAGATGTCCTATTGTAGGTCCAGTGAATTCAGATAGTAAACCAAATGTAGCTGCTTCTTTACTGTCATGTTCAAGCAGATCTTTTTCTATTCTTGCTATCCTATCTATAGTTTCATTTTCAAGTATATTATTGAAGTTAACATTAAGTAAGATTGAGCTTAACTGTATTAATCCAAACATACCTGCATATCTTAGAAGGTATTGTAATTCAGGAGACCATTCAGCATTTCCTTTTTCAGAGAATGGATTTACCTTTAGATTATATTGACCAGCTAGTATGGATTGCTTTGCTCCCTTTAACTCACTTATATGTGTTTCAAATAAACTTAAAGGATAATGAAGTAAATGAAATGCTATCTCGCTTATACCCCCACCTACAGATTTCTTGACTATATAAGATTCTCCTATCTCATCAACTATAATATCCTGGCTACCTCTTACATATTTATTTTTAGCAAATGGAGCATATTCGTATGCCCATCCATTAACCATCTTTAATGCAAAATTCTTAGCAAACCTAATAGATGCAGCATCTGGCTCACCTTTTTCATTCATCATGCCAGAAGATCTTAGTTGATGTAATTTTAAGATAAACGATGTTCTGAACATCTTTTTTCTTTGATAATTTTCTGTTAGTCTATGAAAGAATAATAGCTTACTTAAACTTTTATCTTTCATATTCTCCATCATATCTCTTAATCTTACATCTTTATAATAGAATTGACCATCTTCATCATTAAACCTAAGTTCAGAATCCTTATACTTATCTCTTCCAATAGTTCCTTCCATTATAATAGCGGAATCTCTTGGAGTGAACAGGAATCCTTCTTCCTTTTCTACTTTATCAGTAATAGTTTTTATAACTTCATCCTGATATAATCTATTAGCATTAAGAACATTACCAGCTCCGACCTTAGATAGATAATGACTAATACTTAAAAAGTTTTTCACACCACCAGTTACATTTAATCCCATAGTTCTCGCTGTCTGAAATCCATTAATATTTCGTACCATATCATTAACCCATTCTGGTCTACGTCTGGCACCTTCAGTTGCAACAGCATATTCTTCTATGATAAAACTTCTCATCCCCTGTAAAAATGGAGTATCTCTTGTAGGAACATCCCTCATAGCTTCGAGATAAGCAGCTTGAATGTGAATATTTTTATTAAACTGTATAGCATCTCTGGAATATTTCTCAATAACTACAAACGGATCTGTTTCCCACATGACATTGAGATTGCTTTGACTTGATGCTTTAGTATTCTCAGGAATATTATTTAGATCTGAGAGTATCTTTTCAGTAACAGTAGTTAGATCACTTAGTTCCTGTATAAGCTTACCTGGATCATTTTCAGGCAAAATACTTTCAAGTCTTTGTCTGATCTGATGCATAGTTTCAAGAGTAACTTTAGGGAAATAATTACCTGCTTCAATACCCTTTCTTATTCTTTTACTAGCCGCATCAAGCAAATCAACTAATTGTAAATGTTTATTGTCAAATCTGGAAAACTTATGTATAACAATATCTTGTATTCTATCAAATGATTTAATATTAACATTTCCCATTTTATCCAGTAATTCATGAGTAGCTAAAACTGCTTCTGTGATTTGAGGATCATAATAAACAGTTTCTTCTTTTAGTGTAGATGGATCTGTATGAACATATCCTTCAGCAATAGCTTTTCTTAATTCACTAGTTTCACCTTTCTTGCTTTTACTTCTTAATCTAATAAGCCGACTGTACTGATCTAATAGTTTTCCCTCATCTTTATTTAGAAATTTTTTAACTTCATTATAAGCATCAACCTCAGCAACTTCATCTTTAGCATTAAATATATCATTCCTTTTTTTTCTAAATGTTTTATAACTTTTGTTGCCAAACAGTTTACTTCCCATACCTTTCTTAATATGAGCAGATAACATTATATCTCTTATTTCCTGAGTTGAAAATTCAAGAAAACTTACTCTATTTCTTTCATAATTCTTCATATTCTCAAGTTTCATAAGAAATTTATTCGATGTAGGATCAAGTCTTGCTAATCCCCTAGGTGTAGCAAAAAGCCCAGCTATATTTCTAAACCTTCCATTCAGATCTCTATTATATGAATCCATAGCAACTTCAAGCCTGCTCACCTGTTTGTTTGTAAGAGTATATTCTGGAACAAATGGCACTTCTAATATATCTTGAGCCCATGACTTTAAATTTCTCTTTGCTATCTCTTTATTAAAGATATCATTATCATTTGTAAATCTTTTCCTAATATTTCGTTTATTGCTCCAACGAGAAAAAAGAAGATTTATTCTTTTGGTATTCATGTCTATCTGTGATGGACTAATACATGGTACTAATGACATTTATCATTACTCCATATCTTTTTCATTTTAGGATCAATATCACCACCAAAATTATAGTAGCGTTGCATCTTACCATTACTATCTCTCATTTCTACAAAATCTCCTCTTCCAGTATAAAATTGTTTAGCCCAATGACTCAGCACTGGATTATGATACCAATCATCCATTAAGGATTGCTTTGTTGTACGGGTAAACTTATCCCATTCTTCACTGCCAGAAAGCTTCATGGAATTATATCCTTTAACTTTAAAGCTTATATTATCATTTGTATAATCATGAAATGTATTCATATCTTCAACAATTGATCTTATAATATCTTCAGAAGTTCTTTTACCATCACTGTAGTATTCTGCATTAGTATCTTGACTATCTACTCTCTTTTTAGAAAGCCATTTAAATATTGATTCAACAAGATGAACATTTGCTTTAAAGTAAGGTGCTTCCATTGATCCATCTTTCCAATATACATTCTGTTGTATCGTTGGTTGTATAAGATACTTAACAATTCCATCTATACCATGCATTTCTATGCTATCAAAAAATTCTTTATTATATAGTTTGTTATGATCTTTAAAAAACTTATCTATCATTGCATCGGTTTCAACTGAACTATGGTAATAGAAATCCTTCCTATATGCTGGGCTATCCTTAGAGCCATCTAGTGCCTTACTATAGCTTTCTCTTATATTATTCTTAAGATCTGAAACATCAATTATAAACTTATTAAATAAGAAAGGATTTTCCTGTGGATTGATAAAGAAATCTGCTTTTAGATCTCCCATAATAGTAGCTTTCTCAAAAGACTTATTCCATCTAGCCTCTGCATCGTCTACAGATTTATATTGTACAGGTTTTGTATCTATAACATATGTATATCCATTTCTAATTCTCTTTCTCTGACGTTCAATAACATATCCAATATACTCTATACCTGCAGAAGTTTTTCTCTTTCTAAGATTCTTTTCTGTTATTTTACCTGCTATTCTATATAAATTACCACTCACAGGAAACTCTTTGTAACTCCAATTAATGTCTTCTTTAGGTTTTGACTGAAAAAATCTATTTAAATGTTTCTCTTTATCAAGTACAAAATCATTTACCATCTGTCTATTCAATACATCAGTAACAACTTTCAATACACCTATTCTATCTTGAGCTCTTTCTATCTTATTCTGATCAGGAAAGCTCTCCTTACTAAGAAGTCTTAGATTTCTCAGTTCACTGGTATACTGGCTATCAGCTACAAACTTTAATATACCACGCATGTTAGCCTTATACATATTAACAGATACACCTCTTGGAATATCAACAATACTTTCATTCCACATCATCTCTTCAATTTGATCAGGTGTCCAATCTTTAAATGATAGCAGAGTATGTATTTTATTATACATTCCATTGAAAGATTCAGTTATAATATTTCTCTCACTGTTGCTATCACCTTTATTGACCCTGTCATAGAAGATTGGATTCTTAGATATCTCATCAAGTATATGTCCACTGACACTGGATTTTATTCCTTCAGTAGTACCATCCTTAAATGTAAACCTCTTCTTCATATGATGTACAGGTATCTCACCATTTCCAAGTAGTTCTATTACACTATCAAGATTCCTGCTTTTTAAAACTTCAGGGAAAAAGTAATCACCAATGTTAGATATTATTTTATTATATTCATCATTCTCTCCCTTCTTTCTATGTCTTCTAGCCTGAGATAATAATCTTCTTATAAGAAATAAATTAGGATCATTATAGAAATCTATTATATCTCTACGAGCTCTACTAACCTCAGATGTTGTTGGCTGCCTTTTTCCACCTTCATCATATACATCATTATCCATTAGCCTAGCTTTAGAAAGTGTTCTATGCATAATAGAGAATAGACCTCTTTCAAATTCAGTACCACCAAACTTCTGATCTGAAAAGAATGAACGTGATGTATGATGCTCACTCGCCTTACCATAACTACCTGTTTGTCCATACAAATAATAGTTTTCTATTGCAGACAGCTTTTCTGCCAATGATGGACTTCCTTTCCACAGATCAACAGCACCTTGATTTAACTCTCCAGTTCTTTGAAATACTTCCAATGCCTCAGTTAAAGCTATATCAGCATTTTTCTTAAGAAAATCATTATTAACAAATGACTTCTTATCTAACTGTAACCCAGAGTTTAGTATATAACTCAAAGTTCCCTTCCTTGATATAAGACTGGACACTATCCTTTTCTTTGTAACTACTTCATTAGCAATCCTATCAAAACCTATTGATTTTATGTCACTACCAGCTTTTCCATCAGCTCCTATACCAAACATATTAACCTTATCATTCATAACTATATTTTCTAAAGGTTTATAATCAGTAATATCACCCATATCATTAATATAATCAATCTGCATTGACTTAGGCATCTTTAGATATTTATATATATGGTCTCCATCATAATCTCTTTGAAGAGTAACCCTGATATCAAATGTATTCAGAGTAGCAAGACCATTCTGGCTTTCATCTAATATTTTTTCTATTCTTAACAAAGGCTGATCTTTTAATACTTTAGGGATAGCATTGATACTCATACCAAGCTGTATGTCATACTCTTTAGCAATATCAGCATATTTCTGTTCTAGTCCTATCTTCCCTGCTTTTTGAAACCACCTCTTACTACCTGGTAACTTAAATGCAGGATCTGATGATTTTAATAAATTAATAGCATCACCTACATTAGCATTTCTTACCTTTCCTTTTAATGTTTCATGTAGATGCTTGATAGTTCCTTTTACATCTTCAATATTACTATCTTTAACATCTACTTTCTCTCCTGCATTTAATCCTTTGATATCTGAACCAGGAGCTTTCTTTTGAAAATTAAGTAGTGAACTATAATGAGATACATTTCCTTTTTTATCTACCCAATACACAATATCCAATCCAGTATCCTTATCCCTAGCTATGATAGGAATATCGTTTAAGACATCATTACCTAATACCTTTTTAGATAACGCATGTGTAATAGATCCTCCTCCATGCTGATATACAACATCATAATTTGGGTGTGGAGTAAAAGGTGCTAATCCCGTTCCTTTAAAGGTAGCATAAACAGGATCTCTTAATGTATTATCTACATCCACAGCACTAAACCCTTCTTCTCCAAATCTTGTAGGTCTCTTTGTAACTATCTTATAAAACTCACTCTGAAGTAATCTTAATACTGTTTTTTGTAAAAGTATATTAGACTCTCTACCACCATACTTAAGTAAGTCTTCTGTAAGAGTATAGTTATCAGTAGATAACTGCTGACCCATCTCTTCCTGTCTTATCTTATATAATGCCCTAAGAAGCTCGCCATTGCCAAGATTCCTATGTTTATTTATATTAGCCATATCTTCTATTATCTTATCAATTTGATATAGCTTAACTGCTTTCTTTGTATGCTGGATATTCTGAAAATCAAACATGGATGAAGAATAGTTTACTCCTACACCTTCATGAGAAGTAAATGATATACCAAGATTTTCAAATGGAATTTCAATTATATTTCTATTCATGTCAATATTAAGAAGATCCTGTTCCCATCCTGTTGCTAAATCTCTAGCAGGATCAATACGATATGGAATAACCTTATCAAGGTTAAGTGTTTTAGCTACTGTCTTTCCAACTAGCAAATCTACACCAAGCTGATCCAATATAGGAGTAATCTTTGGATCGGAAACTGTATATCCTTTACCAAGCATATCATTATGCATTATAGTAGTTTTTAATCCATTCCATGTCTGATCTGCTCCACCCTTCTTAGACTTAAGAGAAGCATGTAATCCAGTACTAGCTATTTTCCCTCCATCCATAAAGAATGAATCAAGACTTTTATATTTACCATCTGTTATTTCATTTATAAAATTAGAAGTTAACCTATCCTGCAGGGTTCCTGCTGGTGATACTCTATTAGTATATTTTTTAATAAGCATCTTTGCATTGTGGAAAAAGTGATTCTCCTTATCTACATCTACCTCATCTTCTGCCACTGCTATCCTAAGACTACCTCTATTTAAAAGATCTGTATCATATGCCTTAACTATTGGATCTTGATTATATACAGAAGACCATGTCAACGCTTCTCTTGATAACATTGAAGATGTTCCTCCATCTGCAAGATACCCTCTTTTAAAACTATTATATTCCTCTTTGCCTCCTCCAAAAGACATCTCCTGTATCATTTTATTAAATTCAGGACTCATTGTTCTGTTATAATGAACAAACAACATCTTTAATCTTAACTTATCATTTGATATAGAAGTACTTTGTGAAAGATCACCAAATATCTTTTTAAGTGTTCTTAAACTTCTTGGAAGATTATTGTAGTCAGCCAGTTTCTGTTGATAAACTTGTGTAAAGTCATCATTAAGTAGTTCAATATTTTCTTTTGTCTTAGGAAATAAAAATCTAAGATAAGGACTTAATCTCATATATACTTTATCAGTTTGTATAGGAGAATCAGGATCATAATAAGCTATCTCTTTTAATTCTTCAGCAGAAACAATATTATTAGTTTCCCTAGCTCTTTCATAAAGATTTTCAAGCTTATCCATATCAATAGGTATAGCTCTGTCAAAGTATGACTGCATCTTTAACCATTCACCACCTACATCTGCAGTTTCATCTAAATTAACAATACGCCCACCTATCTTAGCAGTCCCAGTGAGAAGAAAATATGTATATTTTTTATCTGGATCACTTGTGTATTCTCTGTCCAATGTCATTATTGAAAGTGATTTACTTATAGGCTTTTCTGATATTCTTAACTTCTCATGATCAAGTATAATAACTTTTTTCTTCTGCTCTGTACTAGAGAATATCTTTTGTATTATAGGCTCTGCCTGTGTCTTCTGAAACTTAAGATACTCAGCAGCAGCTTTAGTTGGATCATCAGAATATTTAGTTTCTATATCAGCACCTATATATTCCTTAAATACACTTTCTAAAGCCTTTGCTGGATCTGCAGAAGCAACAGCATTATTCATATCTACAATAAATCTATCACTTGGCTTATTAACATCCTTACTGCTTTGTAAAGAAGGATACTCCATCATCAACTCTTGAAAGTTTAATGGCTTTTCATTTGGCAACTTATCCCTCTGCATATTATTTAGTATTTCAGAAGCTGTCTCATTAAAAGTTACCTGATGTTGATTAAACATTCCTGCAGTTCTGCTAACAGTCTTAAGCAAGGTTTCTATATCTCTCCAGTTACCCTCATTGTTGAACTCTTCTACAAGCTTTGATAATGGTACTTCTTTTTCTGTTAGTTTATCACCTGCTAATTCCTTTAATCCTGTAACTAATTGTTCATATATTTCTTTTGCTTGTGAAAATGAAAGATCAGGGTTTCTCCCTGTAAGATGATTGTGAATCTTTATATTTTGCTCTTGTAAAGTATTCTTAAAAAAAGATACCTTATCAACTTCTTTCTGAATAATTGCATCAAAACCAGTTATAACCTCACCATATGCTTCTTCACTATAAGTAGCTTTCTGAAGAGTATAGTCACCTATACCCCCTTCCATAGTATCAATTAATCTTTCAAGTTCTACATCAGATGAATCAGAAAGCATATTTTTATCTTTCAAATCTTTGTGAAGTATCTTTGTTTCAATTAATAAATCTTTAAGAGTATCAGGATCTAAATCTTTTGCTCTATCAGGATCTTTTATTATATCTCCAATCTTAGATATTTTATCTTTTATAGATGTCAAACTGTTCTCTACAAAGCTTGGTTTCTGTAGGTTGTCTAATATATTTGGAAGATCAGTCAGGAACTCTTCAATTCTACTATTACTATGATGATCAACAAATTCTACCCACCTCTCTAATGGTGTATCTATTCCTACAAGCTTACCTCGTATAACCATGCCTGGCTTAAACATGCTCTCGAATCTTCCAATAGATTCTTTTATACTTTTACCTACAGATGCTTCCATTCCTGTAGCGACTATATAGTTATCAATAGCACTATCCCTAGGAACAACTATCCTATTAGACCCACCTTCATGTTTTGTATATACTAAGTTTTCTTCTTGAGCTTTCTGAAGTGTTCTGAAAGTTAATTTATTTCCTCCACTAAAAAGCCTTGCTGAGAATACATCAAAAGCATTTTCGTATAAATTAGACTTCCATTCATACGGTAAGCTAGCCCCCATCTCTTCTATCTTGTCTGCTAACTCTGTTAATTTTGAATTCTTTATTCCTCTTTTACTCGCTTCAGTAGTTCCAATACCAGTTAGATCTCTCATAAGATCATACACAGGTTTTATTATATTTAAGTTTTCAAAAACAGCAGAGTCTTGATCCTGTACTAGTTCATCTCCCCTTTTCCCCTCTATCTCATTTTCAAAGATGGACTTATTAAATTTCCCGTTGACACCAAATATTTCTCTCATACCTTCCCTTAGAGCGACAACATTCTGCTTATCAGATTTAATATTAGTAACAACTTTATAAATATCATCTTTAGCCAAGTTCCCTCTGATAACATTTATTCCTTTAAGAAATATATTGCTTTCAAATGGAAGATATAGATTATGATGCTGGTATCTTTCTCCAAAGGCAGTCATAAAATTATTCATTGATTCACCTAAAGCTGCATCATATTGCTCTATAGTCATACCTTTTTTAGCAGCTAAGTCTACAAGAGATTCTCTACTGTCAATACCACTTAGTACTTCTATCTTAAGAGCACCTCCAAATTGATCCAAAAGATCATTATATCTATTTACATTAGGTATCTCTACCCCTTCAGGAGCTGTTATCTTTTTAGCAGTAGCTCCAGTACCATCATCGCTAGCTTGAAAAGGAATTTCAAGCTGATCACTTAACTGATTTCCAAAACGCCAATATTCTCCCCTTACTTCCTGTATAGTTTCATTACCTAAAGAAAACTTTAACTCATTTAGAGTAATTCTATTAATAGGCTTACCACCTATTTCAATGATATCTAAATCTTTTTTAAGCGTTTCTAAGGTTCTATTGCTAACATTTTCTATATCTATAGGATCATATCTAGCATCAATTTGTTTCTTTAGTCCATTATATACTGTTATTAATTCTCTAACTTTTGGATATCTTTCAAGGTCTACTTTTTCTCCTGTATCTCTAGACCATCCTTCTCCTTTCTCAAATACAGCATCCAATGTATTAACTATCTTTTCTGTAGCTTCATTATGTCCATAAAGAACATTTCTACTATTCTGTATATCACTTTCTGATAGTATAGCTAACTGCCTATCTATATTTTTATAGTCTACCTTAAGAAAGTCAAGAGCTTTACGCATATCTCCATACTCTCTTGATATATAACCCATAGCTTCGGAATGCCCCCATGCACCTCTACCCTTTGTCATCAGTGCTGCCATAAATAAATGAGAAGATAGTTCCTGTGGACTCATATCATCAAAGGCCCCTGATTGGAAAGCACCGTAATTCATAAACAATATACCAGTACCTATTCTTGCTTTAGATTCCCATAAATCTCCAAAATAATTAGTCCTAAATCTTTTTGTTAATTCTTTTGATGTTCCTACTCTCATCTTATTAAGCAATTCTACCACATGCTTTAATGGTAATGTGCTTTCTATTTCACCAGTACTTTTATTTAAAGTGTATTTTGCACCTCTCTCTAATTCAGCTTTACCACTATATACAGTACCATCTCTCATTTTATAAGACTTATCAGCATGTTTAGATTTATTTATAAGATTTAGATTAGCTCCTCTTACATTAGTTCCATATAACTCTCTAGCAACTATCTCTCCTTTTAAACCCTGCTTACTAATCTTATTATAATTTATCTTTCTATATCTTGTAAAGTAATCCTGAATTCCTCTCTTTAATGTTTCCTGACCACCACCTCTTATACCTCTTATCAATGGAAATCCTAATGCCATTATCCCTACTGACAGAGGTATTTCGCTATAATTAGCATTAGTATCAACAAGAGGATTATACTCATCCCTATGTACCATAGACTCTATCTTGGCAGAACCTACAGCATGTAATCCCATATACACTGCATCTTGAGCAAACATACCCAAGTATTTTCGTATATTACCAGGATTCTGACCATTTAATCCTATCCTTGTAACCCACTCTCCTATATCATTAACATATCTACCATCTTTTAATCCATCTACATATAACCTTCCTATCCTCTTGGCAGCACCAGCACCAAAATCTAATCCTGTATCATCAAGTATCTTCTTGGCAACTCCTGCTCCTTGCTGTTCTAGATATCTTATAGCTCCAGCAGCAGTCTTTGTATCAGCATTTAATGACCTAAGAGAACTCACAGCCTGTCTACCTCTCATTGCTTTAGGCAAATTCTTCTGTAACTGTTTGTTTAAAGCATTTCTGGTAACCTCATCTATAGCCCCTCTTCTAGCAGCATCTTCTATAACACCTCTTGCCATTAAGGTATCAGTTTTTACTAGATCTTTAGCAGCATTTGTTACATATCTATTAGCTCTGAATAATTTAGTTGCACCTCTTCCACCTTTACCTAGGATAGCAAAGGGTCCAACAAAAGGTGCAAATAGTGATAGACCTTCACCAGTAACCCATCCAGCCTTCTCCCACTCGGTCATATCATCCCATTTCTTTTCTTCTTTTACAAAGCCAGATGCCCCCCATGTTAACCCACTTACACCTCCCCATAAGGCATTCCCCATAAACTCAGCTAAAGCATTCTCACTTACAACTTCCTGCTTTACATCATCACCTGCTCTTCTTGCAGCAATATCTCTAAAACTTAAACGTCCTGGATCAGGTATATCCTGCTGTAATGCAGGAGGGTCAACACCAGTTATGGTGGGATTTATTTCTTTTTGTTTATCTAAATATTCTAGATAATCTTCTATAGTGATTGGCATTTATTACTATCAACTAATAAAATTCTTGTCTTGGACTAGGTGTACCAACTCCACCACCAAATATAGATTCTTCTTCAGTCATCTCATCTATAATTTGACTCTCTATATCAGGTTTCTCCTCAGCACCCTCTTCAGGTGTTTCAAATATTAAAGCATGTAACTCAGGCCATTGTTGTGATAGTTCAAAGAGATCCCAAGCAGTCAATCCTATACCCAATGCTCCTATTGCAGTAGACACACCCTCAGGTACTATAAAAGCAGTAGCACTTGCAGCTAACTTAAGTGCCTTTTTATGCAAACCAGCTTTTTTCAATAATGATCCTACTCTCATAGCAATATTAGGTTTCATTAATCGCATAGCCGCATCATCCCATCTCTTAGATGCTTGATCACCTAATCTTTCCTTCATTACTTTGACCACTTTTTCACTTGCTACTTTCTTTGCATTATCTGTTCCTTTTTTTAATGCACTATGTGTTAGTTTACCAGCTGCATGCTTTTCTGTCAAGGCTTTCACAGTAGACTTAGCACCTTCTTCTATTGCTTCTTCTATTACTTCTCCTGCCATACCAACCTTTATATTACCTAAGGCATTTGTAACAATACTTTGGGCACCTTTATATGTACCATATGCTGCTAAACCTCCTGCAGTTGATGATGCACCACCTGTCATACCAAGCTCTTCTTTAGTAAAATCTCTTACCAATTTATTTGCACGCACAGCTAGTATATAGGCTACTCCTTTAGTACCTAACTTTCTTGTCTTAGCACCCCAACCTTCAGGCCATTTAAAGTTTCTACCTTCAAGCACATTCCCAATACCAATAGCTACAGCAGGTGCTAATTTATCTACAATACCTGAACTGGCTGCATACTCTTTGGCATCTTCCAGAGAGAATCCTCCACTACCTTCATCTTCACCTTTACCTAAATTTGGAACAGGTAACCCTATTGATGTTCCTGCCCCTTCTAGAGTTAACTTAAATGCATTCTTAAGTGCTGAGGGAATATTCTCCCATTCTTCTTCCTCTTTAGCTATCTTTTGGACTGCTTTCAGAGAGTCTTCTATCTCACCTTCTCTCCATAAAGAGTCTACTTTACTAACATTAAAATTTCCCATTATAATCTCCTATTTATTTGAAACTGCACTAAGTTTTTTCTTAAAATCTTTTAACGTACCCTGATCTCCAAACATATTTTTATACATTTTCATTATAATTTCCATATTATCATCTATATAACTTTGTAACTCTAAACTCGAATCAACTTTTACAGCTTCCATATATGAATTTCTAATAGTACTCTCAAAAGGATCTTCTGTTGCTCCCATTATATATTCTTGATATATAAATTGTTCAGACTGCGAAATGTCTATATTAAATAACTCTTTTAAATTAGTTTGCCAAGCAGCTTTAGAAATTGGATCTTGTTCTGATTCCCATTCTTGTTTCCATTTTGTTACATACCTAGTCAATCCTACTTTATCAGGAGTAGCCGTTGATAAACTTCCAATTGTAGTATGAAGATTTATCACTTCTGCATATTTTTGTTCCAATGTAGCACCTGGGAGTAAGAGATCTCCAACATGATAAGGTTGATCTTTTTCATTATACATAGTAGTAGCAAACTCTTTAACAGTCTTATCGCTCTCACCAGCTGTTGACTTAATATCAGCCATATCCATCTGTCTCATAAACCTACTGTTTCCAAGAGTTAAAGCTGATTCAATAGTTTTTAATGTTTCTTGTGTAGTCTTTATATCCTCTTCTTTAGCAAGTGATTGCTGCCTTAATAATTCCATACTTCTTAAGAATTGAGGACTGGTAAGTAAAGGATTAGCTGTTAATATCTTTTCCATTAGTTCTTCATCTATTCCAAATTGAGAACTAAGAACTTCAGGTGTTACATCTCCTGCTTCATATCTAAGTGGATCATCTCCATACTCATAACCAATTGAACCTATATTTTTCTGTACTCTATCAGCTGCAGCTAATTCCATTACAATATTTTTACCTTGAATATTATAGAAATCAATTTCCTTTTCCTTTGATTCTATAGTATTTTTATAGTCTTGCATTATATCGCCAGAAAGATCAACAGCTTCTCTTGTATATTGAGGATTATTTGGATTAGCTCCAAATATACTTTCATGTATAATACTTTTTTCACCATAATCTGCCTTTAATCCACGCAAATCACTTTTTGCATCTCTTAATTCTCCAGCAAGTAAATTAAGCTGAGCTAACCTATCACTTTCTTTTTTATCTTCTTTTCTTTCCTTATTTTTCATAAGATAAGTAATAGCTAATTTAGAAAGATCATTAATAGTATCTCTCCTCCCATAGTTTAATTCAGGGGACAATACTTTAAAAGGAGGCATTATCTTATATTCCCGTTTTGTATTTTATCAATTGCTTCCAAAGCTTTATACCTAAACTTATCATTTAACCAATCACGTCTTTTAGTACATCCACCACACTCTTTTATTCTGCCACCAGATACCTTCTTGATAACATTTGATACTGTATCTCCTAATCCCTTACTCTTATAATTCTTATAAGTCATTATACTTCTACAAAATCTACATCTACTTTAGAATAATCTACTGCAAGATATCCATCAGGCATTACTACTGAAGCATTAGGTACCTCATCTGCCATAACTCCTTGATATCTTTTACCAGGATAACTTTTATAATTCCATTGATATACATTTATACCACTAGAAGATTTTCCTACAAGTTCTATATTTTCTTTTAACCTTCTATCGGAAGATGTTCCTAGAATAGAAGTATATCCCCACCCTGGTGACGTGCCTGGTGGTGTTGGTGTAACTCCATAGTCGGGAGAAGTAGGTCCGATAGTGATATTGGGGTATGTAAGAAGCCCTGTACCTCCACCAACATCATACTCAACTTCTGGATCTAATGGAGGAGTCACAAGACCGTATCCTTCCAATAGTGTATCCCTTATTTCCATAATAGCTTGTATCTGAGGATCAATGATATTTGAATCTAGAGGCGTGGGAGGATCTATTGTACTATCACACCGTCCATTTGCACAACTTCCAAAGGCACCACAATCAGCATCAGTATCACACTCATGAAATATTCCACTTAAAAGTAAGTCATCTAAAGTTTGACGTTCTCCTTCCTTCCAATCATATCTGAGATCATAAATACCAAGTTCTAATTTTTCATAAATATCAGTAACAGCATCTCTATGTTTTCTTGCTTCAGTATCAATAGATTGTTCATACACAGATTTGGATGCCTTTCTTCCACTACGATATCCTTCCATGATATTACTTTCAGCAGCTCCAATTCTTTTCTCCAGTCCTCCGTGGTAAAACATACCAGTTTTATCTCTTGCAGTTGTTTTATCTGCTCCTAATTTCCCATAAGCTGCTTGAGATTTTAGACCAGTCTCTTCATATTCTAATCCCAAAGTTTCAGATAATTGTTTTTGTAATAATTCCCAACCTTCTCCCAGCTGAGATACATCTCCAAGAGCATGCCTTTTAAGTATATCCTCTTTCTGTTTTATATAAGGATCAAAGTGGCGTGCATACTCAAGTTCTGGAGTAGCAGGATCATCTTCCCACGTAGTCCCCTCAAGAGCTTCAGAAAATCCAAGAGATTCTATAGTACCTGGAAAATCTTCTGAACCAACTTCTGATGGAGTATATATACAAGCCCCTGTTACAGGGTCTTCAGAATAATTTGGTCCTAATACAGAACAATCAGCCATTATATATTACCTTCTTTAGTATTATACTTCAAAAACATCCCTCTCTTTTTTATTAAAATAGTGATAACCAGGATACTGCTCGTAGGGTATATCTATTGGATCATAGACCTTTGGAGAATTAATATCTTTCTTTTCTTTCCCACTATCCGCATACCAAAGACTAAGAAGATTTGCTCCAGTATCAGTTACATCTTGCCAAAAATCAGATGTATATGCAGAAGAAAGAACTCTATTAAAGTCTTGAAGGTCATACCTTTGATTAACATCAAATTTTCCTACATCAGTACTAACATAGTAATCTTCTGGATCAAAGTCTGAAAAAGCTTTATGTCCCCATTTTCCTACTTCGGTACCATATGAATATCCTTCAGCTGCTCCTGGTAAACCTCCTGTTGAAAACCCTAAAATCGCCCCAATCGTTCCTGTAATAAAGCTTAATATTCCTTCTTCCTCAGCCTCTGACTCAAAAGCTTGCTGAGCTTGAGCTCTCTCACGCCTAAATCTACCTTCTTCTCTAGCTCTCTCTTGTTCACGAGAACGTATTAACTCTGTTCTTCCTGCTCCGTATGTTTCTATTGGCATAGTATTACCTTTAACTATTCATTTTAACTTATAAAATTTGTTCTTAAATACATAATGCTTTCGTGTTTACTGTTTAATACTAATTTAGATAATACTTAACTGTAACATTTAGTGAATAATCTGAATTAACAGAATCGCTTCTAAAAAAGCATAAAATTACTTTATCTAATCCCACATTAGCATAGTCTACTGTCCAACTTGATAGATATGGCTGTTCATTTCCTGCATTTGGGTTAATATCATCACTATATGCAAGTAGTTTCCCTGCTGTTAAACAAGCAGTTGCTCCTGATGTAAGTGAAAAACTTTTAAGGTGCATACGAGTAGTATCACCTGTGGCAGCATATGCACCTTCTATATGTGATACTGAATCTATTGTGATACTATCAGGAACATACCATATCACAGGAACTAACTGAGAAGCATATTGTGTGTCAGTATCTGCTGTTGTAAAAGTATCACTAGGGTCAGTACCTGTACCAAAGTCCACATCAGACTGTGCTGTGCTACTCCCAAATCCAAAAGGAATAGGGTAATGAGTATTAGCAGCAAATGACGAAATATCTGATGAGGCAGCACCAAAATAAGCATACCTAAAATCTTTATCTTCTTTTGATCCATCACGATCAAAAACCTTCTTATGCAAAACACCATGATATCTTACATATTCTACAAGGCCTTCTGGAGTAGATCTTAATACTGGAACACCTTCTGTTAATTCGTTTGCAGAAGGAACTCCATTGCTAACCTGAAGTCTTTCCTGCTTCTTGTGTATAGATAACCTTTCTTGTCTTGTCATTGCCATATTATTTCACTGGTTTTAATCTATATACTATTGATATATCGTTGACCTCAAATCCTTCTGGAGTTTTCCCAATTTTGAATTCAGATGAACTATCTGGATTGGTACCCCATGTGGCTACAGTTGCTACTTTTGTACTTCCAACATAATCAGTAATAGTCCTGACTTGCCCCAGACCAGTACCTGCATTAAGTACCATTACATAGCCATTATAATAGTCATTAGAAGCATTAGCTCCTGCATCCAATGTAATTGTTGTACTAGCTCCAGCTTGAGCAGTTCCAGTATGTATATTTGAATTTTTGCCAATCCTTAATCGGAAAGACTTTATATTATTAGATTCCGATGTAGTATCTGGCTTCAATTCTGCTACCTGCCATCCATTTGCAGCACCAAGTTTACCGCTAGTAAAATTAGTACCATCCTGAAAATCATATGGAAATGTAGTTCCTCCATCAACATCATAATCAACATTTACATTAGGTATCACACTACCAGAAGAAGCAGTTTTGTATGTTATATATACTTTGTAAACTTTCTTTCTTACTCCTGGATGCCCAAAATCTATATCCTTAGTAATAATTTCCAAATCATCAGCTAAACAAAATTGACTTGCATCATTCCATTTAACTACAGTTCCATTTGTATAAGCATACACCAAATCACCATTCCAATCTGTAGTAAAGTTCGTTTTGACTATATCAATTATTCTGGTTCCCATTCCCTGATCTGATCCTTTAACCCATGACTGAGTAACTATATCATAAAGAAACATTCGTGGATCATTAGTACTTCCACCTTTAATATCATCAAAAACTACTAACTGCCTTTTTTTAGGAAGATATCCAATCATTGGAGTCAATTCAGTATCGGTACCACTACCGTCTAAATTTTTATCAGCAGTTAAAAAATTAATCCAGTCACTTTCCTTTATTATCTGCCTACCTTTCTTCTCAAGTAAGTTAGTTACATTCTTACCATCATATAAATAACATCCAAATTTATTAACCCATGCTATACCAAAGTCAGTCTTGCAAGTAGCAGAAGGATGAGATACTCCTTTATGCAGAAATGTTTCTTCTAAAATTTCAAGTCCTTGAGATACATTAATCAAATGCATTTTTCTCTTTTTAAACTGTAGTATTCTATCTGCATATTCTTCAAGCTTTACTATTTCATCTCCATCACTTACTGAGGCTTCAATTCTATTAAATGATGGAAATACATCAAGCTTACCATGAGGAGACCTAATCATTGCATCGCCTTTAACTTCAATAGCATTACCATCCAAATCTTGCAGTTCGACATTACCTATATATGCACGTCCTCCAGCAACTACAGCAGTTTTAAATTTTGAAACAATACTTATTTCTTCTTTTGAAATATAAGAACTATCCTCATATGTAATTACATCTGGAGGAGATAACAGTCCAGTATAACTAATATCCCAAAAATAGTATGACTGATTTGCAGGATCACCAAGGAATCCAGCATCATATTCATTTCCTGTACTCGTAACTTTAAATTTTCCTGTAGTAAAACTACCAGTCCCTAACAGAAACCATGGTTCTGTAGTCTCTAATGCTAAATTTTGAACATATATATTTACTCCAACAATTCTTTTATTCCAACCAACTACTAAATCATTAGGAGAAGCAACAGCTATAAGCATACTAGGACTTAAATCGTCATTAGGAACATTTAGTGTTGTAGTAGAACCATCAGCATGATCCAATAATTCTGTAATTTGGCTTTCCTGTGATGAAGGGTGTCCATATTCTTCATCATATACAAAGGTTGATCCTATCTTCCATGCACCTTCATTAGCAGCATTATTCCATCCAGTCCCATCAGCACTACTCCATTGACATATTACAATAACATTATTCGCACTAGCGTATCCATTAGTTAAATCACCACCACTATCAAGCTCAGGAAATGCACCAGATTCATAAACTGTTGGATAGTTATTTAATTGAACACTCGCAGCACCAGCACTTGCACTTATACTAATTTCGACTCTAAGCACATCATCACTTCCACTTCCAGACCCCCAATCTTCACCTACATCAGTTTTTGTAACATCAAACCAAATATTCCTTTGAAAAGCATCATATTCTGTCCCCCCTGTATTATTCACATTATATGTAACATAAGTTTGTGTTAAGCTTCCCTCAAGCCAAGCACTAGCATCATTATCATAAGGTCCAGCCTGTATTGTAGTTGTAACTATAGCAATCCAAGTACTATATCCTATTGTATAAGGAACGAGTACTTTAAAAATTGATCCATCAGGATCTGCAAATGCATTTGCTATATCATCTCTTGTTTCATATAATACATTAGCACCACCTGATGTCTCAAGTAAGTCTGTAGACCCCGATTCTAAATTACTAGAATAAGTAAAATCAGTATAAAAATAAGAAGCACTTGGAGGTAATATTGATTGTACAGTGTTAAACCATTGATCAATTTTATATGAATTACCAGTATTATCAAACCAAGTTTTCTTTATATATCCATACCACACATTAGGATTAGTTGACCCAAAATTACCATCACTTATTCTTAACGCCCCATTTGCATAATAAAAACAGGGAGCAAAACTATTAGTGTCACCCATAGTTATAGTCTGAGTTGCACTCCAAGTACCTCTGTTTTTACTATATATATACAAAGCAGGATCACTACTTTCATCATCCGCTAATACTAAATAGTCATCTCCAGTCTCAGCAGCTTCAGCTATTACAAGTGAAACATTATCAATATTGAATGCTGCACTGCCTGAAGATGCAACATCTATTGTGAATGGCTGGTCTGTGTCTGAAGCATGAGATAAAAATGTAACCCTATGAGTTCCATTAGTTTTTACTAAATCTGTATTAGCAGCTGCAAATTGATTGCCTGTACCTAATATTCTTAGTGTAGTAATAGTATCAGCAACACCACTTAAAGTATAAGTAAATGCATAAGTAACATTAGCTACGCCTTCCTCTAATCGTTGAGCTGCAGTTTGAACTAAATCTCCTGGAGAACCACTATGAGCATAACTAGCATCCGTAGAATCTGTATTCCATCCAGTTCCACCAGTCCAATTAGAACTAAAATCTCCACCATTAGCTAAATGTTCTCCTAAATGACCATCTATTCTATCATGGCTGAACTGAAATAATCCAAACCCAGGTTCAATATCAACAGCAGTAGAAGTACCAGCATCATGAGCAGTAGTCCCTCCCATAGTCCTTATCTTCCCTAGTTCATCTACCATTATATCAGTAGCAGCAGATAGTTCATTATTAGCAATATCCCTAGGATCTGAGTTACTACTTAATCCTCCATGAAACTGATCAATCTTATGTATCTGTTTAGGCATACATGTATACTACCCTTATATTAGGGATAGAAGTATTAACTACCCATTTATACTGTATGTATACTTTCATTAGAATATCTTCCACTTTAAGTTAATTACTGACTTAAGTACGTCTAGTACCTCTTTCATGATCTTTTTCTTTTCATCAGCATCAAGCTTGCCATCAGCATATGCTTCTTCTAAAGTCCTAGCTACGTCACCTATTTCTTTCATCATTGCCTTATATCTGCTAGCCATCAAAGTAGCTATACCAGCCAGTATAAGACCTACCAGATAGAATAGATTAGTCCAGCTAAAGTAGTCTGAAAAGAAACCTGCCATTATTAGTTGGTCCATGAGTTTATCTCCTTTTCGTTAAATTCCATTGTCACCCATCCAGTCCTTATCATAGGAAAGAATGAATATCTTGCATAATCTGCATAGTTCAAAAAGCTTCCTCCTCTACAGTACCATCTCCTGTGGAGCTTTTCCTTATCATCCATAATCCTAAGCGAATCAACAGGTTTAGCATATAACTGATGATTATGACCAAGGAAAAATACATCACCCTCAGAGAAAACAGCGGCCATCTTGTCCAACTCCAAGTCGCCATTCTTTGCTCCACTCTTGCCATGCCCTGTAACCAAGTACCATTCAGTATCATTTATCTTAACTCTCGTATACCCAGGTAATCTAAAGTATGGAACACCAAGTCTGTCAGCAAGTAACTTGCTAACATCAAAACCGAGTAAATTAACAGACCTGATATAGTCGTGATTACCACCCCT